TCTTCTTGTCAGCCGACTCTCCGTTGTGTACACAACAGGGTGCATTGAAGCTTATCCACCCACTGGGAGTTTTCTTTCGACCCGCAGGCAGACTAGTCAGAATTGTATTCTGTATTAAGTTCATTAACTATATTTTACTGTCTAAATAGGATTTTGTCAACTAGGCCGGTGTTGCTAGGATCATTGTCCCAACTGAATCTTACTGAATGGTAAACGCCAAAGAAGTTAAAATTGGTAACGCCGGTTGAGCTAGAAAAGGTATTTGTAGTACTTGCTTCACCGTCCATGGTAATATCAAAGAAATCAGATGATCCTGGTGTTGATTCCATTGTGCCCTGTACTCTCAATGTTCCTGAAAAGTTCTTGGTGTACACCGCAATCGTGTGTAATGCTTTGTTATTGTTTATTCCGGGTCTGCCGTCAATGTTGCTTGAAGTATTGGCTAATGGTCCACCCGATGCTGTGAAACTTGTTATGGATGTACTTGCTGTGAATTCTGGGTAAGCACCATCTAGTAATTCTATCGAACCAGCGGCCGCATATCCTGTGTCAGCATAGGTAACTTCTCTGCTACCATCTGACTTTACTTCACGCACTGCAAAGTTGTAGAACTTGGCCTCGAGTGATAGTAAATCACCCTCTGTGATTGTGGTACTGGCATCACCCTTTGTGCTGACCGTAGATCCGTCATCTAGTATTGTCAGTGTTTTTGTAATAACTGCTTTCTTGCTTTCAGTATCAATAACATTTAATTCGTAGGTTTTTGCAGTGATGTCCTGAGCCTTCTGATCCTCGTTCTTGAACGTGAATGATATGGGATTCGATACTCCCCTATGAAGCGTTAAACGTCTATCGTACACCTTTGAGTTCCTTCCGTGATAACCACTTATGTAGGCGATTACCAAGTTGTTTATTAAATACCTTTGTACTGTTTGCATAATACATATTTAACAGTATTTATAGATAGATTATGAATGAGATTTTTAACACGTTAAGAGATAAATTCCCTTTTTTGAGCCTTATACGAAAGGGAGACCTAGAATATGTGGGTATAGTACAGAATGAGGATACCAACGTGATCAGCTTCTATGATTATGGTAGGTTGTATTCTCCACAGGACAAGATGGCATTCTTGAAATATGGTGAAACTTGGTGGCACGAGTCCAACAGGAAAATACCTATAAACATATTTCTTAAGGGTGATTTCCGTTACTTCCGTACAACATTGGTTACATTGAACTCCAAGGATATCGAGATAGTGCATGGACCAACTGTAAGACTTTCTGATATTTCAAAAAAGAGGGTGAAGAGGCGAACTATTCAATTGGTTAGACGTCCCGTTTAACTTTCAGCTTTCTCAATATATTTTTTATAGTATATCGTCAACGGATTGTCTGCTTGATAATGACAATCATTTGAAGGCATCTTGTATGTTTTCTTTTTAAGTTTTTTGGGATTTTTCTTTTTACGTTTCTGATGTTGCATCAAAACTATATTTAGCTTTGGTCAGCAAATTCATCTGTACAACAATAGCCTGTGCATATGCAACAGCATGTGATTTCTTGAAGAAATACGATCCGTCTACAGGTTTTGTCCATACTTCTTTTACTATATCACTCCATTCTTTGTGCATCAGATATCTCTTGGCAGGACGTATGATTGCTAATACAGCCGCAAGTTGTTCAATAGTTTTTGGTTCCAACTTGGACACTATGTTATAATGACCATTCAGGTGAAAAAGGTTTTCTACTAGTTTGGGATCCTTTAACATATCCCAATCCGGTTCCTGTATCATGAGCTCAACAAGTTCTTGTTCTGATTTGACTTCTTTGTACAGGTTAACATTAAGGCAGTCGATCTTGAAGTATCCCCTGTCTTCCGCTTTCTTGTAATCCAATGAGGCGTGTCCGGTGACCGGGTGTTCTGGTATAGCATGGAAGTAGACTCCTGTCTTGTGTTTCTCTGTCTTGTCTTCTTTGATCATCGATGCAGGTGTGTGCTTGAACAATTTAAGTGTCCCGTCTCTGTCAAAAAAATCTATGTCTACATCAGGCATTAGTGTACACTTCCTTTGTCTTTTGCATTTTGTTTGATAAACTCCTCACTAGAACCTGGTTGTAATAAATCTATCACATCTAGTAATGCTCTGTATCCTGCACTGTTTATCATTGCTGTATCCATTTTTGGTACTATAATTTTTCTTATATCTCCACCTTTGCTTATGATGACACAACTGTCACCATCAACGAAATCCAACTCATCTGATTCATCTACATCTATCCTAGACAATTTTTGCTTCCTTGGCTGTGTCCTGTACAAGCATGTGGTCAGCCGGAAAGCTTCTGAACTTGTTTGCCCAGTACTCTGGATTTATAAATCTCTGTGTCATCTGTAATTGTTCGTCGCTAAATGATTTTAACATTTTTTTCCCTGCATTGCAACCTAGCAACAACCATGGAGTTATTTTTCCTTGCTGTATGTGTTGCACCGCCCTGTTGGTGTTGACAAGCCTGAAGTAGTCTGACCATTGTGCATTCTGTTCAGTTGCCCAATCCATCATTGTTGCGATGCTTCTCTGCAACGCCGCTTCGACAGGCTCTTTTTTTAATGCATCTATTAGATATGCCTCGTAGAGGTCATCTCTTGCCCAATGATCAAGTTTGATCTTTGAGTGTAACACATAGTCTATGTACTTGTCCGGATACAAAGGATTGATGTACATGATGTATCGACCAAACTTAACAAAAGCATTGTAGTAGGCACTGTCAACGAAATCGTCATATGTTCTAGGTTTGCTGTTGTGTTGATGTATCTGATAGAATCTTTGGAACACCATGAAAGCATTCACTACCCATTTCTCATCTCGTTGTAGATGTCTTCTCTTTGGTTCACAAAGATGTACTTGTAGTGTTCTTTCCTTTGCAAATGTTTTGCCACAGTAGGTACATTTATTTAGATTCGATGCCATGTGCCTCTATCAGTTCCTCTAGTTCTCTGTCTGTGATGATTTTATCTAGTACTTCTAGATCAGCTTCTTTCCAGTTAGGATAAATTTTCATTAGTTTCTTTAATGATTTATTTGCCACACGTTTCATTGGTTTAATCCAAGGATGGAACTGTTGTGTCTCAGCACCACACATGGCAGTCAGTATCCATAAAAGTTTTTTATGTTTTGATCCCAGTGTAAAGCAGTGTTTGTTAACGCATTCATTGACCATTTCAATGTAGTGTTCCACATAGAACGGATCCTTCGACGATACACTTGAAACGTACCTCATCAGCATGTACGGAGAGTATAAAGACTTCTCATGGTCGTCAATTCTATCAAAGTAGTCTTTGTTCCTGAAGTCTACTGCTTTGAGGCCATTACGTAATTCAAAAAATTTTCTTTTACTTTTTTCTGCTGGCATATTTTAATCCAAACATTGTACAGTCTTTTGCTGACACAAATGTTAATTTTACTTTACTATTCATATGTTGTAAACCTGAAAGTTTACCATTCAATTTTACTTCAGACATCCAATCAAAGAAGTCTACTGCCCATTCCTTGTCCATCCATACCGGAGTCCCATCACTAGTAATGATTATAGGTGCTTCTATTTTAATTGATTTCCTACCAGACATCGCCATAATCCACCTGTTCGCATTGTCTCGAAATGTCTTTTACAAAATAAGCACATATAGGTTTAGGTCCATTGGTCAACGGAACCGCTAACATCTGTCCTGATTTAATTTTCGGGAAGTACCATTTGACCTCAGTGTATATGTCCACAACGTCTATGGGATAAAAGTCTGGTTTTGGACTTGACAACGGATTGAATGTGAATGCATCAAAGCCTCTGTCGTTCAAACTTGTTATTGGTAACACATGCATCTCTGGTTGGCCCTGCTCGCCTATCAGCATCTTCCAGTCTAACGGCATCTTAATTTTCCAGTTACCAATTTCCAGTACTGCCGCTGGTGCATTGAAGCTTTCTAAAAATATTAAAGGTATGTAGAAGAAGTCCGGATTGCCCGGATCGGAATTATCAAGAACTGCAAATCGCAATTTCTCATCAACCCACTCAGGTATCTTTTCTAATTTAAATGGTCTATTCTCAAGTGTAAGGATTTTCATAATTTACTTTCTCTATATTATACGGGTAATTGGCCTCTTTGTAAAACTTTTTCCTTGCCCCCAAGTGTCTTTTCGCAAACTTGCAACTACTGGTAATATCCCATATCTGCACGTTCTCCTTGTCCTCTGCTTTCCTTATGCCCCTTCCTATGCTCTGGATAACCCTTACAAAAGATTTACCCGGTTCAATAAGGACAAGATTAAAAATCCTAGGAATATTAATACCCACACTGGCAACTCCATATGTGGCGATAATAATTTTATTTGTTGCAGTAGATACTTCATCATATTGTTCCTTCCTATCTATGTTTTTAGTTGATCCAGATACGAAAACTGAACCCTCTAGTTGTTCCTGTAATATCTGTCCTGCCGATATTCGATCAACGAGTATCAGTGTGTTACCCGATGTTGAAATATCTTTTATAGTTTTTGCCACCCATGCCATTCTAACTTTGTCTGTTGTAAGCCATTTAAGTTCTTCTGCATATGTTTTAAACATCGGATGATCCTGTGTTTGTAAAACATTCACATGACAATTTGCAAGTACACCTTTTTCTTGTAGTTCACTTGCTTGAATTCTATGAGTGACATCGCCTATGCTACATTTCAAACCCATGAACTCGTAGTCTGCTTTGGGTACTGTACCTGTTAGTCCCCAACGTATGCCACAGTGTGCAAAAGGACCTGTAAGTAATCTTTTAAGTACATCTGCCTTTGCCATGTGTACTTCATCTATAATTACTGTGTTAATTCCTTTTATTGCTTCTGCAAATGCCTCTGAGTGTTCGTCCTTGCTTTTCTTTTCTAACACGTTCAGTGACTGCCATGTTGCGATAGTGTTGAATCTGCCTAGCTCTTTCCTGTCTCCGTAGTACACACCAACATCTAAATTACATGCAACAAAGTCTTCCTCGGTCTGTGTCACTAGACTTTTGTTTGGTACTATTGTCAGTGTACGACCATAGGGCTCAACCAGTTGGCATAGTGCCGCTGTGATTATTGTCTTACCTGCTCCTGTGGCAATCTCTTGTATGCACTGAGGGTTTTCTATAAATTTGTTTATTGTCTCTACTTGATAATCTCTCAATTCAACAGGCTGTCCTGCCATTGGGTGTGTGTCCGGCCATTTAATGTGTGACAGATAATTCTTGTCAACTGCTTTAAACTCAAAGTTGTGTTGCTCTCTATGATCTTCAAAGTCTACATACACACCGCCCTCTTCTAGTATGGGAAGTATTTGATCTACTAGATTTAGGTATGTTGTTCCACCCAAACCAAAAAATGAAACTTTACCATCCCACCTACCTAGCTTGACCGCTGGAAGATGTCTGGCATACGGTATCTCGTATTTGAATTTATTGGAAAGCCTTTTCCTCCATTCCAGGGAAAGATTTTCAAACTTGACGTTCACTTCGTCTTTGATTACTAATTTACAACTGCTCATAATTAAA